CCGAAATTAAGGGAGCATTCCACAAAAAAGAGGCCTCAAATTTTGAGCAAGCAACTTTGGTTGATGGTGTGACTGTCATTGAGTATGAAGCTCTTGAGGTTGGGATGCCTGTTTTTGTTGTTGCTGATGGTGAGATGATTCCAGCTCCAGAGGGTACACATTCCTTGACTGGTGAGATGGAAGGAGTCTCAATTGTGGTTGATGCAGAGGGCATCATCACAGAGATCATTGACACAAGAGAGGAAGCTCAATCTGCTGCTGATCCAGGTGATGAGCAAGTTGATACTCCAGAGGCTGAGCCAGTTGCTCAATCAATGAGTGCTGATGATGTTGAGAACATCATTAACGCAAGATTACAATCATTCTCTCAAGCTGTCGAAGGCTTGGCAGAAATGACAAAGGTCATTGCAGAAAGCAACGCACAACTTGTGAATGAGTTGAGCTCTTTGAAAAGTGAATTCGAGACTTTCAAAGCACAACCATCAGTTGAAACAAGAGAGAATGAGAAATTCTCAAAAGTTGGTAACTTGACAACCAGACAAGCATTTCTATTAAAAAATAAATAAGTAAAACAATGTCACTTAAAAAAATGATCAAAGACAAGTTTGACTATGATGTGTCAGGCTTAGCAGCATATGTTGACGAGCAAAGAGAGCAGTTGACTGTTCGTGCCGTAACAGAGGCAAAAACATTACAATACATCACAATTCAAGAAGGTATCAAAGGATCTGAGGAGATCAAGTTACTTGATGACTCAATCGTATACCAAGCTGGTGATTGTTCAATGACTCCATCTGGAGATACAGTATTCACTGATCGTGCAATTGCTGTTGAGACTCTTGGATTCATGAAACCTTTTTGTAACAAGGATCTTGCTGGATTCTGGACACAATTAGGTTTGAGACCAGGTGCAATGGCAGAGGACAAAAACTTACCATTTGAGCAACAAATTATTGACTATCTTTTGAAATTACATTCAAGAGAATTAGATTCATTAATCTGGAAAGGTAACAAAGCAACAGGAACTGGCAACCTACAATGGATGAATGGATTCCGTCAATTCTTAACAACTGGAAATGGTTGTGTGAACTTGAATACATCATCAACAGCATCAATCTCTGCAACAAATGCTTATGATGTTTTTTATGAGTCATTTGAGAACACACCAGCAAATATTGCTGAATCAGCTGATTTCGTATGTTTCACAGGTCGTGAGAACTTTAATTTCTTGATTAAGGATTTAGTTGACCAGAATTTCTTCCATTACTCTCCAGCTGCAATTGCAACAATGGATGAGGTAATTGTACCAGGAACTAACATGCGAGTGGTTAAAGTTAACGGATTGAATGGTCTTGACAATATTTACACAGGTCGTGCATCTGAGTTTGTATTCGGTACTGACTTGAGATCTGACTTTGACAACTTTGAGTTGTGGTATTCTCAAGATGATGATGTTCTTTATTTACGATCTAAATTCAGAGCTGGTGTGCAAGTACCATTCTTGAATCAAATCGGAGTTTGGAACGGAACAGGATCACCTAACTAAAAATAATTAAGGGAGGGGGCAACTCCTCCCTATTGTATAACAATTAATACTTAGAACAGTGAGCTGTAATATGACAACAGGGTACAATGACAGAACATGTACCAATGGAAAAGGAGGAATCAAGAGTGTCATTCTCTTTCCTCTTGGCAATGTAAGTGCATCAACCATCACAAACAATGAAGTTACATCATTGACAGTGACTGGTGAGGTGTTTCAATACAAATTAAAAAGCAACTTGTCAAGCTACACAGCACCAATCCAAGTAAACAAAGACAACGGCACATTGTGGTACAACCAAACTCTGACAATTATCTTGGCATCAGACACCAAGGAATTGAGATCAGAGATTCATTTGTTAGCACAAAATGAGGTTGTTTGTATTGTTGAGAAAGCAGCAGGAGAATATGTTGCTCTTGGCTTTGGAGAAGGATTGCAGATTGCTGATGGATCAGCATATGGATCAGGAACAGTTAAGTCTGACAGAAATGGTCATGATCTTGTATTGACAGGAATGGAAAATGATGAGGTGCCAGATGTTGATGCATCTGTTGTTGCAACATTATTGACACAACAATCTCCATCTATTTAAAAGTGGGTTAATAAATAGGTT